AGGTATTATCGACACTTCCTAAGCCCACCATAGCAGACGTAATACCGCCCACCGTCCCCGTAAAGGTGGGTGAAGCGAGATTAGCCTTTAGATTTAATGCCGTCTGCTGAGCGGTAGAAACCGGCTTATTAGCATCTGAGGTGTTATCCACATTGCTAAGGCCCACCTGCGTTGCTGTTACGCCGTGCGGATTGCTCGTGCTGCTAATATGGGTCTGAATGCTGGCAGATTTTGGCTCAAACGCGGCTAACGTCGCTGCCGTTGCGCGTGCTTGAATCTTGTCACCGATGAGGAATTGCGACGCTGCCGCGCCTTCAAACGCCCGCACAACAGTGCATTGATCGGTGTTTACCGCTGTCACTTTCACCACTTCGTGACCGCTTTCTTCCACGCCACTTAATCGGAATAAGGTCAGTAAAATAAAATCGTCAACGTCTAGCGTCGGGAGGCGACTGCCATCCCCCGCCGTTAGCGTCAGGTAAATATCCCCCGCACCGAATGTTTGCGCGACCGCGCTAGAAAAATTGTTGACGAATTTCTGCATCTATTTCACCTTGAGTTTGAATAACGGCCACTGCACACCGTTCTCGTTGACAGGATCGTATGTAATCAAATTGACTACATACGTCCCCCGTTCAGTGGACGCGAATAAATCGCCCAGGCTAATTTCAACGATCCCGGCAGACTTAGCTAAAAACCGTTCTTGATCGTCAATTACGCGCCCATCTGAAAACACCAACGAATAGCCAGAGATGCCGAGCAGATTTAACTGCTCGTCACCGCGTATTAGCTGCAATGAGAACGTGTTGTCTCTGCCGGCAAATACGGTCTCGACTATCATCAGTCGTTGATCTGATAGAACAGATCATCTACTGTTACGTTTGCGCCTACGCCAGTAACCGTTTTACCCGTACCATAATCACGCGCCAGCAGAATGATGCCGGTATTATCCGCTGTGGTAGAAATAACTGCCCAGCGCAGGGTATTCCAGTTGTCTGCCGTGGTTGTCCAGGTCTGGTCAGTCAGACGCGCACGAATACCGCCGGTACCCGCCTCAACCGTCCAGTTCGCTGGGGCCAGTGTTTTTACCGCATAACCTGAGCCGGTTTGTTCGTTGGCGGTAATATCGGTCAAGGTAGTGGCTTCGGTGATCGAAGCCTCGTCCTTATACAGACGCAGGTACAGGTTAGTCGGTGCCGCACCGGCAGAAAAGTAAGCGGCCAGGAGGGCAGTGCGCAGTTCAGTGGAAACGAGATTTGCCATGATTAAATATCCTCTAATGGAGTGACAAGATAAAGTTGCTCAGTTGCTGACCGAATTGTCAACGCCCTCGCGTTTAAGAAGGGGTCTTTGAACCCCATGATAACCCGGCCTCCCGTATCAGAAGAACCGAATACACCGTTTGTGCCCCAGAACGAGGCTAGTATTTCACTATGCAGTAGATCAGACGTGCCAAACCCAGCCTGCAATTTACTTGATATTTGCCATGCGCCCAATAACGCACTTTGTGAGGCAGCGCCTGACGGCAAGATTGCTGAAATGACATAGCCTGATTGTACGACATCTTCAGCACTGATACCAGCGTGCAACTTGGCATCAATTCTGCACACCGAAGAGGCGAAAGTCTGATCGCTGGCGTTGCCCGAATGCAATCGCGCGTCCAAGCGTTGAGCACTGTGTAGTTGGTCGGCTTGGGCTGTTCCACCTTGCAATTTGATTGAACTTTGCAAAGCGCCGGTCAATATATTGCTTGAAGCCGTACCCGCTGATAAATTGCTAGAGATAACGTAACCAGATTGCACAGAATCATCGACAGAAATGCCGTGCTGCAACTTGGCATCAATTCTGCACACCGAAGAGGCGAAAGTCTGATCGCTGGCGTTGCCCGAATGCAATCGCGCATCAAGACGTTGGTCACTGTGTACTAACTGCGTGCTATCCAACGCACCTTGCAGTTTGCTTGAACTTTGCAACCAGCCTTCCAACGTGTCGTCTGACGAAGTGCCTAACGAAAGATTGCTAGAGATAACGTAACCAGATTGCACAAAGTCTTCAGCACTGATACCAGCATGTAACCTCGCATCCAACCGGCACACCGAAGAGGCGAAAGTCTGGTCGCTAGCATTACCTGAATGTAATCGCGCATCCAAGCGTTGTTCGCTGTGCAGTTGGTTGGTCTGCGTTGTTCCACCTTGCAAATGCCCACCGCTTTGCAACCAGCCTGCCAACGTGTCTTCCGATGCTGTGCCTGACGAAAGATTGCTAGAGATAACGTAACCAGATTGCACAAAGTCTTCAGCACTGATACCAGCATGTAACCTCGCATCCAACCGGCACACCGAAGAAGTAAAGGTCTGGTCGCTAGCATTACCCGAATGTAATCGCGCATCCAAGCGTTGTTCGCTGTGCAGTTGGTTGGTCTGCGTTGTTCCACCTTGCAAATGCCCACCGCTTTGCAACCAGCCTGCCAACGTGTCGTCTGACGAAGTGCCTGACGACAAAATGACTGAGGCGCGGAGAGGGCCACCTAACACCGCATCTGTTGCCACGCCAGATTGCAACGTACAGGTAATCCGTTGATCTCCCGCGATAACCGTGTCTGAGTGCAATACGCTATCAGATTGCAGCATGGCGCTTATTCTCACGCCAGCATCATGTTGGTGGGCGCTGCTGACACCCTGCGTCACGCGAGCATCTAATTGCCAGTCACCCTGTAGCGCATCGCTGGTAGCCACACCTGCCGAGAAATAACCGTTGATGTGATAAGCCGCGCTGACTTGCTGATCTGAGGCAATGCCTGCGCCCAAACTCGCGCCGTAAAATATATCGCCGGACAGATCATTGGTCTTGTAGATGCCACTACGCAACACACTGTCGATCAACCATTTTGCCGTCAGCGCACAAGAACTCGCCGCACCTGACGACAACTGCGGGTTGATCGTTTGTTGCCCGGTCAGCGTAGAGGTGTTGCTCACCCCCGCAGCCAAACGCGCATCAAGGCGTTGTTCACCCACAAACTGAGAATTCGTTGACGACACGCCACCTTGCAATTCAGCGCCAAACTTGAGAACCGAATTAACCAGGCTATCTGTCGCTAATCCGCCAGGTAGATGTGCGTCATAACGATATTCAGCGGACACGCTGGAGGTTGATTCCACCCCCTCGCGCAGCGCCTGTCCTGCGGTCAACATCAAACTGCCCGTGTCGTCCCCACTCGCGCACCCCTGCGCCAACATAGCATCAACGCGATACGCTGCGTGCAGCGTTTGCGGCGAATGACAGCCATAATTGAGATACGGGGAAATTTGCATCACCGCGCCAAAACTATCGTAACGCGCTATGCCACTATTCAACATACTGCTGATTTTGCGTTCACCGAAGCCAAAATCGGAGATTGAACACAACCCATCATGTAACATAGCCGACACACTCAATGTATCGCCTAGCGCATGTTGTGCCAGTATGCCGTAGCTCAAAATAGCCTGACTACGCAATAACGCAGCGTATGTCTGCGTACTGGTTAATCCACCCGATAGCGCAATACCTTGATAAACATCTGCGCTGATAAAGCTATCTGAATTCATCCCCCCAGCAACGAGTACCACGCCACCTACCATATTACCCGCGAGCTGGTTATTGCCCGTGATGCCACCCTGCACATACGTGCTGGGCCGAATGTCGCCACCCAACGTCGCCGCACTGACTATCGGCGTGTGCAACACCGCGTCGATCACCAGTGCGCTTTCCACTACGCACGGTGACAGCACGCCATATTGCAAGCCGGGTGCGCGGCCCAGGTTACTCGCTACCACTCCGGTGGAAATTATGCCGTACTGTAAATTCGCTGTGACGAATAAGCGTCCTTCAGTCTGCGCATTCGCGCTAATTCCACCGCGCAAATGCGCAGACACTGCCCCGCCCAACGCCGGTGTCGTTTCAATACCGCCAGATAACACCGCGCCAGAAATGAGCACAGCAGCCACAAAAGTGGCAATCGAACTGATGCCGTTTTCAAGTGTTGCGTTTTTCCCAGCAGAGGTTCTGCCGTTTAGCGTGCCACCATTTATCTGTGCGCTGTTCATTGCTGAGCCTTAAAACGGGTTGTATTGCACACGGAGCGGAATATCGCGCAGATCACGCTGATGAATCGCGTTCATGGCGGACGTGAATTTCTGATGGTGATAATTGGCAAGCTGCGGGTCAAACCATAATGTTTTTGGTTCCAGCAACAAACTCGCCACCGCACCCATCGCAATCACATCCGCGTAATGCTCGAAGATGCTTGCATCAATACCGGGCGCTCGTCGGGTCGGCTTCAACGCCACCACCAACTGCATGGTGTACGTTTTGTCCGGCGCGGGATCAACCTGAAACTGACCCTCATTCAGAGTGATAAAACGCCGTGGCCGTTGCCAACTTTGCGCCAGTGCATTAATTGAGGCTGACGGCAGTTCGCGTGTGAGACTCACACCATCAATCGCAATTTTTAGCACGCTCTCTACTGCGCAATGCTGCGGCGGCTCATATTCATACGTGATTTCCCCGACATAGGTTTGCAACTCATCCGCCACCTGCCGATGAATGAGGGTTTGCTTGCAAAACTCTATCGCCGCCAGATGTACCGCGTTCTCGATTACGAACGCAGGCGCACCCGGCGTATACGGGATGACCAGCGAATAAAAATCAGACCAGGGCGTAAGCATTAGTCAACCTGCACGCTCTTGACCGCACGCTTATTGGCTTCGAATTTTTCCTTGAAGAAATTGAATGTCGTGACCTCTTCACCCGTAACTTCTTTAACAAAATCTTCGTAATACTTCATCGAACGATTCGGGTCGGTATTAAATTCGTTCTCGTTCAAATAACAACGATGACAAACATAATTGACAATGGCGGGTAGGAAGTTATCGTTTAGATCACTTAGCGCCGGCAACGATGCGTAGGTTACCCATAATTCAGGTCTAGCCACTGGCGTTGTAGAAGATGATGTCGGTAAACACGGATAAATCCAAAATGTGTCAGGTATATTAGCGGAATAACACCATATCGTTGGGGTTCCTAACTCTGAGTGCCAACCCGGTTTTTGATCATCTAAAAGACGACGATCCAACCTGCGCATCGTTTTAGCCGTAGAAAGTACACCGTTAGCGGCTGCTGATGCGTCAACACTTATTAGAAAAAGCGCTTTAGGATTTGTACCCAACATCCAAGTAGACAGCGTCTGAAGACTTCCTTTAGCCGCAGAAATCTTGACATTAACATTCTTTTTGTATGTACCCGGATTGAGTAATGCTATTTCTGTTAAGGCATCGTCAGTCCAAGTTCCGATTTCAGTGTTAGTCCAACGCAAGCTATTCTCGTCTTGCAGCAATGCGCGTACATTATTTCTTACTTTTTCAAGTGTAATCGTACCCATCTCATTCTCCTTAAACGACTGCTTGCTGTGATGGCGATTCTTTGCCGTTTAATGCCGTATACCGCTCGTATGTCGTAACGCTTTTCTCTAATAAACTATCAAATAGCGTTAAAAATAACTTGGCTTTATCTTGATTTCCAGTGTAATCAGCATCTTCCAAATAAGCGCGATGCACAATATAAAGCACGTATAACGGAACATGAATATCTTGGATTGAAGCGTTTGATGTCCAATCAGTTGATGCCGTTTTTGTTTTAACGACAAACACCTCCGCCGTAGTGGTGGCTGTGGCAGGTGGATAAATAGATACTGTGTTTGGCGTATCAACGTCGGCGGTATAATGCAATATAGACTGTGCGGCTACTATGCTTAATTCTCGCTCATTTACCCAGCGATTAAGATGACGAATTGCGTTTCCATCCGCCGTTTTTGTCACTGTGGTGGTACCATTTACAGTAGTGGATGTTGTTGTTACATTGCGCGATACATCAACAATACGCGCTTGATTAGTCGATGTTAGCGTACGTGCATCCAATCCCGGCTTTACATATTCAACCTCTATAAAATACTTTGGATCACGTATGCTGATAGCCATCTCTGCCATTTGCGCCCATCTCAACAAATCCGCATCAAGCCATCGTATTTTATCCACGTCATTTAGAATGTAACGCGCTCTAGTAAGTGCATCTTGTGCTGTTGCCATATACCCTCCGGGTAATAAATAAAATAACGCTACTGTGGGCCTAACAATAGTGAACGCCAAACGATGATGCCAAACCAACCCACCAACAAAATCAGCCCCCACTCAAACATCTTCTTCAACGCCTGATCACGTACAGATGACCACCAGACGCGCTGGTCTTCCACCGTACTGTGATAGCCGTGGTGTTTGTTGTAATCCGGCCAGCCCTGCTTCGATTCGGGAAATGCTTTTTCTACCAACT